TGAGGTCAAGACTACGTTCTACTGCTCCTGATTTACCTGTGTATATGAGGGCAACAACGAACCCGGGAGGTCCGGGTCATCAGTGGGTTAAGAAGATGTTTATTGACCCTGCACCTTATGGAAAAGCATTCGATGCCACAAACATTGAAACAGGACAAGTTCTCAAGTACCCTGATGGGCATAGTAAAGCAGGACAATCCTTATTTAAAAGAAGATTCATCCCTGCTAGGTTATCTGATAACCCATACTTATCATCTCAAGGAGATTACGAAGCGATGCTTCTATCCCTCCCTGAACACCAACGTAAGCAGTTGCTTGAGGGTGATTGGGATATTAAAGAAGGTGCTGCTTTCACTGAGTTTAATAGGGATACTCACGTTGTTGAGCCTTTTTCAATTCCAAGAAATTGGGTTAAATTTAGGTCTTGCGATTATGGTTATGGTTCTTATAGTGCTGTGTTGTGGTTTGCTGTTAGTCCAGATGAACAACTTGTTGTATATAGAGAGTTGTATGTTAGCAAAGTCCTTGCCACAGATTTGGCAGATATGATACTAGAGCTAGAAGCCGATGATGGAAATATTAAGTATGGTGTTTTGGATAGCTCTCTTTGGCACAAACGTGGTGATACTGGTCCTTCTCTTGCTGAACAAATGATACAAAGAGGATGTAGATTCAGACCATCGGACAGAAGTAAGGGCAGTAGAGTGTCAGGCAAGAACGAGATACATAGAAGATTACAGATAGACGAATTTACAGAACAACCTAGAATGGTATTTTTTAATACGTGTACAAACGCTATATCACAAATACCTGCGATACCACTAGACAAAAGAAATCCTGAAGATGTGGATACAAGAGCAGAAGACCATATTTATGACGCATTAAGATATGGCATTATGTCAAGACCTAGATTTAGTATATTTGACTATGACCCTGTAGGCAGACCACAAAACAGTATGCCTATGGCAGACGCAACATTTGGATATTAATATGGCAGAAGAAGATATTACATTAGATAGTGATTCTATCGCATTAGAAGATACCGAAGATTCTGAAATAGCTGATGCAGGAGTAAGTGGTATAATTCCTTTTATACAGGAAAGATACGACAGAGCAGAAGACTATAGAAGAAATGATGAAGAACGATGGTTGCGTTCTTATACAAATTACAGGGGGATATACGGAAGTGATGTTCAATTTACTGAAGCAGAAAGGTCAAGAGTATTTATCAAAGTTACCAAGACCAAAACTCTCGCAGCTTACGGACAAATTGTTGACGTATTATTTGCAGGTAACAAATTTCCTATTAGCATTGAGCCAACAGTGCTACCTGAAGGTGTCGCAAAAGATGTCAGCTTTGACCCCAAAGAGCCTGAACAGTTGCGTGGCGAAACTGAAGAAGTCAGTCCTTATGGATTTTCTGGTGATGGTATGGAACTTCCTAAAGGTGCTACCGAAAAAAGTCTACTCGATAGGCTTGGTCCTTTGGAAGAAAAGTTGGGCGATGTTGAAAACCTTAAAGAAGAAGTTGGTAAAACTCCGACAGCAATAACTTTCAGTCCATCTATGGTGGCTGCAAAGAATATGGAAAAAAAGATAATAGACCAATTACAAGAGTCAGGTGCTAGTAAACAATTAAGAAGCACTGCTTTTGAGATGTCTTTGTTTGGTACAGGTGTTATGAAAGGACCTTTTGCCACAGACAAAGAGTATCCTAATTGGGATGAAGAGGGTAGTTATAGTCCTGTATTTAAAACAGTTCCATCTACATCTCACGTATCTGTTTGGAACTTTTATCCTGACCCTGATGCGACCAACATGGATGAGGCACAGTACGTAATTGAAAGACACAAGATGTCAAGAACACAATTACGCTCTTTAAAAAAGAGACCATATTTTAGAGATGCTGTTATAGATGAAGTCATAGACGCAGGTGAGTCTTATGTTAAGAAGTATTGGGAAGATGACTTGTCTGACTATGCACCTGAACATGGCATCTATCGCTTTGAGGTATTAGAGTATTGGGGTATGTGTGATGTTTCTATACTAGAAGAAAATGGTGTAGAGATACCTGAAGACTTAAAAGAACAAGATGAACTACAGGCTAATATATGGGTTTGCAATGGTAAACTATTAAGAATGGTTCTCAACCCATTCAAACCTGCAAAGATACCATATATGGCTGCACCATACGAACTAAATCCATATTCGTTTTTTGGTGTGGGTATAGCAGAAAACATGGATGATACACAAACATTGATGAATGGTTTTATGAGAATGGCAGTGGACAACGCTGTGTTATCAGGAAACTTAATAATGGAAGTTGATGAAACAAACTTAGTGCCGGGTCAAGACTTATCTGTGTATCCGGGCAAAGTGTTCAGAAGACAAGGTGGAGCACCGGGTCAAGCAATCTTTGGCACAAAGTTTCCAAACGTATCAAATGAAAATATGCAACTGTTTGATAAAGCAAGACAGTTAGCAGATGAAAGCACAGGCTTTCCATCCTATGCACATGGGCAGACAGGCATAACAGGTGTGGGTAGAACTGCATCAGGTATATCTATGCTTATGAACGCAGCAGCAGGAAGTATAAAAACTGTAATTAAAAATATAGATGACTATTTACTCAAGCCTTTAGGTGAAGGTCTGTTTAGATTTAATATGCAGTTTGACTTTGACAAGATGTCAAAAGGTGACTTAGAAGTTGTTGCACGTGGAACAGAAAGTTTGATGGCAAACGAGGTAAGAAGTCAGAGGCTTATGTCTTTCTTACAAGTTGCATCTAATCCTGTGTTAGCACCTTTTGCTAAGTTTAATTATATAATTAGAGAGATAGCTAAGTCTATGGAGTTAGACCCTGAGAAGGTAACAAACAACATGGATGAAGCAGCAGTTCAGGCAGAGTTATTGAAAGCCTTTCAAGGCACTCAACCACAACAACAACAAACAGCACCCCCTGCAGGAGCTAACCCACTTGACCCAACAGGAGCAGGTGGTGGTAACATAGGAACAGGACAAGCACCTGTACCGGGAGAACAAGGATTTGCAGGAAGGGTACAAGATGGACAAGGACAACAAGCAGGTGTTGAGCCAACTCAAGACATTGGTGAACAACCCCAAGCTCCTGAACAGCTTCAATAGCTACATTGATATATTAATAGAACAACAACATAAATCTTTAGAGCAAACAGATAATGTTGTAATGATGCATAGGTCTCAAGGAGCTATAGCTGTACTAAGAAGACTGAAATTACTAAGGGATGAGGTCAATGTCAGATAAACAAAAAATTAAAGACGAAGATGTGAAAGAAGCAGTTGAGGCTAAAAGCGATGTTGACGTAGGTGTGGCTGATACTCAATTAACTAATTTGTCTAGGCAAGAGCTTATGAATGAATTATATCGTAGGGGTAGGACACCTGAAGATATAATGAATCAAACAAATCTTACAGGACCTGAATTAGAAGCACTTATTACATTAAGCGAGGGTAAAGCAAAGGGTGGTGTAGCACAACAAATGGAATTGTTCTCAGAGGGTGGGTTAAAAGATGAAGGTGGCACAATAGACCCTGTGTCAGGCAACGATGTTCCACCGGGTTCAACTCAAGAAGAAGTTAGAGATGATATACCTGCACAATTAAGTGAAGGAGAGTTTGTATTCCCTGCAGACGTAGTTAGGTTCTTAGGACTAAACTTTCTTATGGAGCTCAGACAAAAAGCTAAAGCAGGGTTAAAGAGAATGGAAGAGATGGGTCAGATGGGTAACTCTGATGAAGCCACACTACCTGATGACATACCTTTTACTATGGAAGACTTAGATATGGCAGAGGATACACAAGAAGATGTTATCAGAGCAAACATTGGTACATTTGTGCCTCCACGATTTAATGCTCCCAACGCATACAGTCCTACTGCAAACCCATACTCACCAACAGGTGTAGTGCCTACAGTGTATGCTCCGTATGCTCCTGCAACAGCAGGACCTGCAGGTGAAACAAAAGGATTATTAGGTCCGTCAGCACAAGGAGCACCTGAGACAGAGAACAGAAGATATGTAAATAAAGAAACAGGTCAGGTTAGAATGATACCTTTCGTAAAAGCCACAGGACAATCTTTATATCCGATACCTGAGGGGTTTGTATTTGAACCTGAAGCACCCAAAGAAGAAGCAAAAACAACTAAAGTACAAACCACTAAAGTTAAGCCTGTAGACACAGGAGATGACAGCCAAGACCAACTAGAAAGAGAACGTGAAGAAGCCATGTATGGTCCGGGAGGTGGTAGAATATCTCTTGGTGGAGAAATAGATTATGCAAAAACAAATAGACTAGGTGGTCCTGTAAGAGGTAGCTATTTAACAAAAAATGCTACAACATTTGGTATAGGCTATACTCTACCGGGAGGACCTATACCGGGAGCAACATTTATACAAGCTATAAGTGCAGGACTTGGAAATGTTCCTGAAGGTGGTGCAGGTAAATTTACATTAAATGGTGTTACCATAACTAAATCTGCAGAGGTAACTAATGCTATAATTAAAGACCCAAGAGGTCCTGAGGCTAGAAAACTTATAAAAGAACACAAATTAGCTAGACGAGCAGTTGAGTCTTTGAAAAAGAACAATCCTCAACTTACAAACAGACAGGCTAAAAAAATAGCCGATGCTGTGGCACAGACACAGATAGCAGGTAACCTAACAGACACTAGTGTGTTAGACAACTCTGTTAGGGATGGATTAATAAACGCTGTAAATGAAGCCTCTAAAGGAGAAGATGGCACATTTAGTTCTGAAAACTTTAATCAACTCGGAGGGTCTATACAAGAAGCATACTATGATGCTGCAGAAAATAAAAGAGATGAAGAAGAAGGCGATAGAGCAGGTAGTGTTCCTACATCATTCACACCTACCACAGGTATGTTTGATGATAGCGATGATTACTCTGATGATTTTAGTGATAGCTACTCAGGAGACCCTAGTCCTGCAGAGGATGACCCTTTTATGAACACCGGTGGTTTAGCAGGTAAAAAGAAAAAACCTAAACCTAAAAAAATGAAGCGAGGTGGGTTAGCTTCACGTTAATAACCTACAATAGTTGGCTACTTATCCCCCAACAATATTTGGCTACGATAACCCCAAGGAGTAAAAAATGGCTGAACAAGCACAAGAAATGGTGGTAGATGCTACACCAAAGAAAACAGCATTTATGAATAAGCGTTCTACTCATGAAGACAGAATTAAAAAAGATGAGGAGGAACTAGAACAGTTAAAGAAACAAGCATTAGGTGAAACTGAAGAAGCTGTTAAAGAAGAAGAAACAACAGAGAAAGAAGAAGAGCCGACAAGTGCTGAAGAGAAAACCTTCAAGAAGCGTTATGGCGATTTAAGAAGACACTCTCAAGAAAAAGAAAAAGCGTTTCAAAAGCAACTTGATGATTTAAAATCTCAACTAGAAAAGGCTACTAAAAAAGAAATTAAGTTGCCTAAGACAGAAGCAGAGATAGAAGAGTGGACAAAAGAATATCCTGACGTAGCACAAATTGTAGAGACTATAGCTATAAAGAAAGCTAGAGAGCAGTCTGAAGCACTAGAAGGTGAGATTAAAAGGATAAATGAAATGTCTGCAGAGGCTTTGAAAGATAAAGCTGAAGCAGAATTGATGAGAATACATCCTGACTTTGCAGATATCAGAGACAGTGATGATTTCCATGAATGGGCAGACCAACAGCCAAAGTGGGTACAAGACGCATTATATGAGAATGACAATGATGCGAGGTCAGCAGCAAGAGCTATTGACTTGTACAAAGCAGATAAAGGTTTAAATGTTAAGAGCAAAACTAAGACTAATAAGAGTGCTGCTACTGAAATTAAGACGAAAAGTGAAAAGTCTGTACCTGACGCTGAAGGGAAAGCTACAAAGATTTTAGAGTCTGACGTGCAAAAAATGTCTGCAGAGCAATACGAAAAGAATGCTGACATGATTATGGATGCAATACGTTCAGGTAACTTTATATATGATTTATCTGGTTCAGCTAGATAAAGTAGTTGACAAACAGTTATTTATAAGTA